AACTTTAATGTTGTCAAATAATCAACAAAGGAATTTAGAATAACCATAGTCTCGACAGTGATGTAGCCACCAAGATACAACTTAAATAACTCAGGAGGATTACCTTCGTATAGATGTTTCTCAGTCATGCCATTTTTCTCAAGATGCAAAAGAATCGTGTGAAGATCACTTTCAAAAACCTGAGAAATACTTTGCTTACGCTTGTTCCAAGTAATCAAATTTGAATCACCAGTAGATGGTTCGTATACAACTTCTTGGTTACCATAAGCAAAATTCGCAACGAAATATTGAATTATATCTCGTTCAGTTGGAAATTTTCTTGCCAACTTTTCAAATATAAACCTATCATTACGAGCATAGAATGTATCTCTTGCTCCCTTTACATGACCACGATTGTTAAACACATTATAAGAGTTAGTAGTAAAATGTAACTTGACAGCCATGTAAAGTTTCCAAACTTTAAATCCGTCCACTTAATTTCTTCCTACATTCATTTTTAACTTCAACTGGAAAATCTGGAGAAATTTCTGCCATACGACAATCATATTTTACCACACCATGGGTTGGCATTAGAGCAAATATTAATACCCAAAACATCACAACAAAGAAAATCGCACAGACAATCCAGAGTGGTGGCGTAATAGAAGTGTTAGACATCTAATTTCGCAGTCTTAGGTAATAATCCACTCTCTTGAAAATCCATCTTCATTTTTTCTTTGAGAGATTTGTTAATCAATGATTTAATTTCTTCAGGGTCTATAAAGTTTTCTTTACAATATTGTAGGATGGCATCGACATGAGAACAATTATTATCTCGAGCCATCTGTTCAATATAAAGAGAAAACGACTTAGAATCTTCAAACATTTTTGAGTTTTCTGATATAGACATCCGCTGTTGTAATAACTCCGTTAAGTTCACTATATTCCTTTGATTTTGTTTTGTATAGATTCCAGATTGGAGTGTCCGTTTCGTCAGCGTTCATTTTACGCTCGAACATATCAAGGTATTTGTCAAACCATTTATCCATAGTTTTACGCTGAGCCACCAACGAAGCACGAATCTTTTCCAATGATGGAAGATCGTGATCTATTGCGCAAAGTGAGAACTTGTCAAGATATTCTTGTTTAGATAATTCCATGATAAAACCTCCAAGTAGTAGTCATAATATAATTATACCTGAATTACGAATTAATGTCAAGCATTATTTTTTAGCGTCCAGTGCCACTGTATGGGCTTGCTTGCTTACTGCATACGCTACACAGACATTGTCAGAAGGGTTTGCATACGCACAGCGGACAGCTACAGGGTCAATTCCCTTAACAATGCCATTTTCGATGTTTCTAGACATCATTGCAGATTCTTGAGTTTTGTAATAGGCTACAGAAGTAATTCCTGCAAGAGCAATCAATGTAACACAAATAACGATTAATTTACCTTCACTCATAGTAATTCCTTTAAAATTTTTAATAACTTCCATCATCGATAACTATCCTCATGTTTACTGGACCGAGCGACAGTACTGCATTATGCATCGCTGGATCCATATCGTTTGGACCTTCATAATCAAAGGCAACTCGCCAATGGTATGGATTTAAAACCAGCGTAACCCATACCCCTGAATATTTTAACCACTTAATCATTTTAAGTCCTTTACTAAATCACAAAGTCCAAGTTTCTTGGCTTCATCAGCAGACAGCCAAATATCTTGTGGTGGTAATAGGTGATCGCGAATTTGCGCTTCGCTTAATCCTGTTACTTTTTTATAGTGAGCAATCATTCGTTTAGTTGTTAAGTCAAATTCTTTAACAGTAGCAAACAATTCATGTTCTTTACCAAATGCACCCCAACTATATTGGTGAGAAAGAATAGAAGTATTTGGTGTTAAGATTCGTTGACCCTTTGTTCCTGATGCGAAGATTAGTAATCCTGCAGAAGCAATCTGGCCAAGACCAATAGTTCTAATAGGAATTGCCGAACCACGCATTGTGTCAATAACAGCAAACGCTGCATTTAAATCGCCACCAGGAGAACAAATCATAAGGTTTAGAAGTTCAGGTCTTTCTTCTTCAAAATTGGATTCCATAATCCACTCAACGATTGGTCTTGTTGAGTTTAATGAAACTTCATCCATCAAAATAAAGAAACCATGACGACTAGCATCACCTTTTTTCAAAAAATCTAAATTCAACTTCTGCATCATATTAGCCATCATCACTCCTAAGGTTTATAAAAAATATGTCTTCCGATTGTTACTGTTTTTTGTAAATGCCATCCTGGATTTACATAGTCGGCATGATAATTTAATGCTCCCTTAGTTATATCCTTCATATTATCGTAATTCATATAAACATAAACTGCGACATTCTGAGATTCATTATACGCTTCTATTTGCTTAGATGTCAAATATTTTTCTTTGTATAGTGCTGTAAGTTTTGCTTTGGCATCGCAATACCAAGAAAACTGGCAGGTAGAATTAATCTTTTGTTTTACCACACCACAGACGGATCCTTCATATCCTCGTTTAACTCTGTTCATGGTAACTAATCCAACAGCAATTTTACCATCTTTTGGTTCATATGCTGATTCAAAATAAATGTTATCTGCCAAACACTCAACTTCTTTTTGAGCGACAGGTGTTAAATCGTAGTAGTCAATTGAATTTAATGGAACTAATTCTTGACCTCGTAGAGCCACAAATGGGGCTGTCAATATTAAACATAATATAATGAAAGTTGTTGTTAATATTTTCTTTTGCATTACATCTCCTTAATTGTTGCAGAAGAAAGGTGTGCGAACACACCTCTCCATCCCATGTATCAGGCGGACTTTTTGCTATTAGTCTTATTTTCTAGGGGGATATTTGAAACGAAACCATTCAAAGCAGCAGCTTTTGCAATGATATCCGATTCACTTGGGTAAGCAGGGAATCCAGGATGTTCTGGAACTGTGCCACCATTGATTTTAGCAGACTCGACTTTCACTTGCCAGTCGTTGCTAACCTGTTCACGCTTACCATAGTAATCCTCAGTAAGCATGTCTTTCGCCATTTTTAAAAGTTCAAGGCGAATCTCGAACGGAGTCATATTTGACATTTAAATCTCCTGTGTTGTGTGTAAAAAACGATGGTTTTATTGGGACCATCAACCCACTGTGTAATATTATTTAGTGTCTGCTAATTTCTTCTTTGGAGTTGGTTTCTTACCCAAGTCCTTAACTGGTGCTGGAGCAGGTGCTGCTTTCTTAGTAACAGTTGTTTTAACTTTTGATTCTGGTTTCTTTGGTAGATCTGCTGACATAGCAACAGATGCGAAAGATGTAACAATTAGTGCTAAAAGAATTTTCTTCATAACTTGTCCTTTAAAATTGTGGTGGATATTCTGTTACGAGGAATCCACCGAAACCCTAGTCAGCGATTAGGCTGCCAATGCGTAAACTTCATCGTTTGCGTTTACTTGATTTGCTTGATTTACGGTCATCGCCTACCGTGTTGCCTTCTCTGCTATCTCACCCTGTCGAAACCTAGTCATCCCCATCAGAAGCACATTGCCATAATATCGCAGTTTCTACTTTATTATGTTTGCTACCAAAACTGGTTCGTCAATATGCTTTTGGTGGAGATGGAGGGAATCGAACCCTCGTCCAGAATGCCTTTACTTCAAAGGGATTACAACAATTTCTTAACGACAACCAGCGAACTGATTGAGGTAGTATCCACGACCATATTGATCATTTGTCCATACTTGATTATACACAGGTGCTTGTGGATAAGGACAAGGTTGTTGTGTATAAACAGGTGGTTGAACATATACTGGTTGTTGAACAACAACTGGAGCTGGACGAGCCAACTCATATCCAATCAATCCACCAACTAATGCTGGACCAACCCAATAACCTGAGTGGTATCCACGATAACCACCATGCCAATCAGCATGAGCATTAGTAGAAAATAAACCGATCAATAGTAAACTTACAAGAATCTTTTTCATAATCATCTCCTTAAGACTATTATATATTATTTATGAATAAATGTCAAGTCATTTACCCATAATCTGTAAGTAGTTGTTTCTTAAGACCTTAAATTCTCCAATCCAGTCATCCCTACGCTCTGTAAAGATTTGTGGATCCTCATTGTCAACACCCACAAGAATTAACATTCTACCAACAGGAATTCCTGTCAATTCTTCAAACATAACAGCATAAGCTGCAGTTTGCATAAAATAACCATGAATCCAATCACGATTTTTAAGTTTGGAAGATGTCTTAAAGTCAATAATTCTTAACTTACCTTTATACTCTGCAATACAATCAACAGTGCCAGCAACTTTTAAATGGTGAGAATACAGTGGAGATTCTAGAGCATGAATATTATCTATCTTGTCTAGATGCGGTATTAGACTAGTAAAGATATCCTTGTCAAACATGTCTGGTTCTTGTGGTTTACCAAGTAACCAGTTTTCGCATAGAGTGTGAATTCTTGTTCCTCTACTTGATGCTCTAGATGAGATTCGATTCGCTTCTTCTTCACCAACTTTCTTTCGCCATTCCATGATGGATTGTTTTGAGTGCAATCCTGTAACTGTTGTGACGGAAGGATAGGATTCACCCGATGGAGTTTCATATAATCTTCCATCAGGTGTATCGATCCGTTTAAGTTTAGTGAAACCATGATCAATAAAATTTCGCATTAAACATTAAGCATAGAGTATAAAGTATTATACAGCTGCGTTCTTTCTTCAAGTCCTAAGAAACCACCATTAATAATTTTAGTCATACTCTTAATATCGCCCATGTCAGCATAGTGATTTAGATTATGGCTATTCCAGAACCAGATAGCAGACATCAATGCGAAGTCTTTATCTTGTGTTACCCAGTCAGGTTGTTCAATAACTGTTGTTGGGTCATCAAACATGTCGTTAGCAAATTTAGTATAGTTTGCTTTACCAGTTAATTGAATCGGTCCACGACCACGATATTTCCATCCATCGCCTGATTCTTCTGGTCCATTTCCCATGCGATTTGCGTAAATACGATTCGCAATTCTCTCTGGTTGACGAGCATATTGGTCAGCATCACCATGAAAGTGAGAACCAAAAATACTTTGTAAACCTTGAGCAGAATAATTTAGATTCTCTTCAAAAGTTGTCCAACCACCAGACTCATGACCACATTGAGCCAAGAAAGCAGCAACACGATGTGGCTGGTCGATTTGATAAGTTGGGAATACTGAATTCATAGAATCAGTCCAACCCTGAGGATCTTTATTTCTTGGGAATACTTGCGCAAATTGTTCAGCTGTAATTAAAGCCATTTTTATTTTCCTTCGTAGTCTTCATATTTAAGTTTAGCCAAAATATAATCCTTCACTAAGGAAGATCGAACAATGTCGTCAACAGTAAACTCAATACGAGTAAAAGCACTCATGTGTTGTGCGATGTCAAAGAATTTTAAAATACCTGTAACATCATTTTTTCGTTTATTCAAATCAGTCTGACGATAATCGCCACACCAAATAATTTTAGATCGATAACCGACACGAGTCATAACAGTATCAATCTCTTCATAAGTTAAGTTTTGCATTTCATCAACAATGATGATTGCATCATCAAAAGACATACCACGAATAAAAGAAGTGGATATAAAACTGATATATCCCTGTTCTTCTAATCTATCCCAAGCATCTTTTCTATCAAATAAGGTTTCACAAATTTGACGATAAGGTTGCTCATATATTTCCATCTTTTCGTTCACATCACCTGGAAGATGACCAATCTCACGAGACTGTACTGCCGAACGAACTACAATAATTTTGTTAAATGGATTACTCTTATCCAAAACTTCTTCAATTGCTTTATATAGCGCACAGAAAGTTTTTCCTGTTCCTGCTACACCATGCAGGGCTACAAAATAATCTCCTCTTTTATAAGCATCAAAAAATAATTTTTGATTCTCAGTTAATGGTTGAAAAGTTTTTAAATTGTCTAATCTAATTTTTAATTGATTACTAGCAATAGGTTTTGGTTCACGCTCTTCATTATATTGTTCTTGTTGTTTTTTTACAGGTGCACGAGCCATTAACGCTCCCTTAGTTAAATTTGAGAAGAAGTCTTATCAAAATCTGCGTATGATGTAGTCTGTTTAATTTTTTGTAGAACCTCCTTAAAACCTGTGTCCATTTTAGTTACACCCAATCTGACTGGATCACCCATAGGGATAGGGGTGTCGTGGTATCTTTCGTGGGTGGGATTTGTTTCTTTGTACTGATCGTACTCTGACATTTTCATAACAACATCAAAAATCTCGTCAGTTTCCGTATTACGGAATCTATATGTTGGCATCGCAAAACTCCTTAATAATTCTATTTAGTAATCCAAATAGGTCGATTTCGATTTTTCCATGCAAACATACGAGTCTTATCGCCGAGGTAATAGTTCTTATATGACTGAATTGAGTTTCCAGGAACTTTGTAAATATCAGGCATGGCAGGAGTTGGTTCGGTAAATAGACCTTTGGGAATATTTTTAGGAAATTCGTTCTTGAGTAGCTGCATTAAACCAATAGATTCGACTTTATGAGTTTTACCATAACGATATGTATATTCCATACACAAACACTCAAGCATTTCAGCAAGCCACATATAATTTAATTCTGATTGTCTAACCCAGATTGCACTAGGATGATTAATGTGAGTAGCAGAATACATGATACTATCTCTAGAATCCTCCAATTTCCAGAATTTCTGAAGTCTCCCAGTTTTGCTCTGGCGAGTAAGTTGAGTCCCATCAAGAACCCTATGAGCAGTAGAGAGTAGTTGAGCATATTCTAATATCATCTTTACGCAATGTTTATCGACATGCATTTCTGCACAAGTTCGTTGATCATGATCTAAGTAAAAAATATTCACGAGTTTCTCATTCTTTCAGTTAAGTAATCAACAGCAGACTTTTTATTATACTCTACTACTGGTTTTTTGTCAACCACTGGTTTTGTTGGAGAATTGTTACTTATAACCTTCCAATTTCCGTTTTGCATAATAGCCATAGTTCCATCTTGAATACCACGACGCTGAGTAATGTTACCATAATTTGCTTGGAATTCTTGCCAAGACATTGCAATTAACTCAGCCCGAATTACCTTTTGGTGATACCTAGGATCTCTATACTCACGAAACTCAACTTTATCTATAAGGGAGTCTGCAAGTTGGGCGACGAGTTGTCTTTTTAGAGAATCTTCATATGCATTGAGATCTGTTGCATTTAACAACAGATCGTCTCTAACAACTGCTTCTGCTCTTACTGATGGAGGAAACATTTTAATGTAGATAAAGTTGCATCTAGTAAACGGATTGTCTCAGAAGAGTTCGTATGAAGAATTCCATGACCACCTGCTTCAATAAATGGACCAATACAACCAGCGGAATCATCAATCAAAATTGAAGTTGGTGTTGCCCAATTCGCTTTTTCTTCTTTACTTCTGGAAAAGTTTGGTTTGTATGGAATGTTCTTCTCACCCAACCATTTAATCTTTTGTCGTTTGGCTTCCTCGCCTTGATCAGTGCGATGAGTTCCCATTGAAGTTAGAATTTCAATCTGAACTCCTTGCAGTTTTGAGACATGGTTCAACAATTCTTGAGTGTCAGGCATAAAGTCTAACTTCTCAAAAATCT